AATACCTTCATCGTGTACTGTTGTTAACAGCAACAAGAAGAGGCATTCTAATCATGAGAATTCAGCTAGAATTCCGTGGTTTTTGTGTTCAAATGTCAATCCAGTCCTAAACTGGTCTGACATTTCTAACGATAAACCGGGCTCCTGTTCGAGTGAACTAGGCTCATTCTTTACATTGCATGGCGGGTTGGTAGCTAAAAACTACCTCCACCGTAATAGGAGAAGAATTATTCCCCTCCATGTTTGCAATAAGTTTGTAAAGAAAATTTTGTTCGATAAGTTTCAAGAGTTCCTAAAAATTTGGAACCTACACATCATTATTTTGTATAACGAGATCAAGTGCTTTAAAAAACATTCTTATAGTTTTAAAAAACAGACTGTTGATCTCGCGTGTAGGTATTGGAACTGCGTCACTAGATTTTTAAATATCGCTTCAAATAGCGGTTTGGATTATTTATTTAAAATTGTAAAAAATGTAATAAACAGAGATAAACTGTTTATTCCCAAACCTCGTTATGTGAACCGATTTTTAACTCCATTTAGGCTGTGTGGTAAACAATTATCATATTTATATGGTCTTAAGAGATCATTACCAACACCGTCCAAAAAGAAAATGGAGGAATCCAAAGAAGAGTTTTTCCAACGTATTACCAAGAGTTACACACTCCTTGATGTTGCGTTGGGTCTGAAAAAGTGGCATTATCATGTCCCTTTTTTAGATACTCTTCCAAAGATTCATTTACGTGACGGAAACTTATCAGGCTCCAGTGCGTGTTATGAAGTAAGTAAAGCAAAAGGTGGATATAGTAGTGGATTGAAGAATCGTGTTCTTAGATTAAAATTTGTGACAAAACCCTTAAATGAGTTTTGTGCTAAGAACAGGTTTTTACGATTCATGCAAAAACAACCGGGTGATTATGATCCGATCAAGATATTAAATGATATGTTATGTGATCCTAATAGATCATACGATCTTCACCAAATTATCAAAAAAGATGTTGTTTTGCGTTCTTTGTGTGGCTCTAAAATCAATGGGAAGGTTATTAGCCTTCCCGAACCTGGTTTTAAGAGTCGTACCGTCGTCACTTTTCCGAGTGACATTGTTTATTATGAATCAATTATTATGAAAAATTTTATGGATTTCTTTAATAAACATCCTATATTAAGACAGTATAACAAAGAACACTTTATCCCTCTTCCATGCAAGACGAGACTCATTAATCAGTCATATCAAAAAGTCAGGCGAGTATTTTACTACTTGTCTGCAGACCTCTCTGACGCGACTGATTACATGGACCGTAGTACCCTTAATTCAATTAGAAGTGAATTGGGTTTTCCAATCTTTGATATATACATTGAAAATAGATTGATGGAAAACGGGTACCCTATGGGTCTTGGCTCTACATGGTGTATACTTCACTATATGCACTGGAAAATATGTACATTTGTTGAAAAGAGTGTTTTTGGAAAAGTTTTAAATCTTTTCAGAATTTGTGGCGATGATTTATGCGCATTATGGCCTTTCGAGGCTATTGAATTATATAAGAAATGTGCAAACTCGTACTTTCTCCTTAAACAAGAAAAAGTTGTCATCGACCGTGAATTCTATCAGTTCTGTGAGAACACTTATCGTGGTAGTGATCTAGTAAAATCGTATAAACAATATAGATACAAAACGTTTTACAGACCAATGATTACTACCGTTGATAAGAACTCACCCTCTGCTCCGGAGTTTTGTTGGAGCGGTGTAGAAATACCTTTTAGAAATTTTAACTTAATTAGGAACTATCTACATCCCATGACTGCGAAAAGATTTGGTACTTATTGTTACTTGCCACTTTGGTTAGGTGGGCTAGGCTGGCCTGCTCCTTATAGAGCTAATTTTTCAAATTTTTATTCGAAGAGAGTAAGGCAATTCATTCAAGAATTTAAAAGAATGGACCTAGTTCAGAGAAGTATAAAAGGTTTTGAACTTTCACTATGGAAGAGATCGGGCAGACATAATGTTGTGCCTGTAAAATATCACAAAAATGGTATTTTCTCCATAGTCTCTATAGAAACTATAGATTATAGATGCTCATTCATCAAGAATGAGAAGTTCAACATCTCTTTTTCTGACCTTATAGTAACACTAAATTCCAAGAGATCGTTCATGAAAGATAATTTTGATGATAAAGCAAAGTTTATTGGTCTTAAATTAATAAAAACAAAGAAAACTTTACCTTATCCCTACAACATTGACATTAGAGAACTCAGACCTTATGAATTATATTTACATAAATTAGATCAAAGTTCTCATGTTTTTAATATTCCTAAAGTTGTAGACTTTCTTGAACAATTTCC